ATGCAAGGAATCAAAGAACTACTAATAAGTAATAAATCACAACGTGGGGGAATTATAACCCACGACTAAACTTGATAGAAGTGATCATTATAAACGTAATCAGGACGGTTAGTAGTAAGCTTACGAACCGCGTTCAAGAGCTGATCCATCGTCTTGTCGTGTTGGGGCAACGGTTTACGGGCCGGCACAGGTGGTGGCTGACGATGGTTGGGTTTCGACTGCTTGTGAGCAGTGCGTTTCGGTTGTTGTTGTTGTTTGCGAGGAGGAGGCGCAGGAGCACGTTTCTTCTTGTGCTTGGTGGTCTGTTCAACGCGAACAGGGGGTTTCTGCGCTTCTTGGCGGGGTCCAAGAAGGTTCTTCAACCACGGCCCAATCACGGGCACGAAGTTAAGGACCCCTTGGATGAAAGATCCGAAATCATTGTCGGAAGCAGGCTGCGAATCAGCGCGCTCGATCGCGATAGTCGATGCGAGCAACAAAGCCTGCGGATCAGGCAGCGGGCGGGTGATGGCGACTGGTAAGAAGCTGCCGTTCAAACCAGGCTCAAATTCGATTCCGATATAGGTGGTGGCGGATATGCGAGAGACGTTGGTAAGAGAGGTGGTACCAGGAGCTGGGGTGTAAAGGTCCTGGAAGAGAGTCATGCTCCAATCAAGGTTGTTCCAAGCCGTATCGTACGCGCCATCCAGCGTTTCAACGAAACCAGGCGTCGAAAAATTCTGGCAAATCAATGGCAGATAGATGTGACCGCCTGCAGCATTGGTGGAGCGGATGAAAGATAACATCAGCCCACGGTCACCGGCGGTGGTCTCCGGTGATGTCGTTTGCACGTTGGGAATCCAAGGTTGCACAGATTCAATTGGATTCTGAACAACGAAGGATCCAAGCTTCGCGGGACGAATGACGGCTGAATTTGACATCTGGGTGATACGACCGATGTCGTCAGGTAAAGCACCGCGCAGAATCGGTTGATTGGGCGAGAAATCAGGATAAACGATCTCGGCACTAGGTGATGGCACTTCCCACATTTGGTAGCGCACATCCGGACTAACTGCATCTAAAGTGCGCTTAATGCGCGGAGCACGTCGACGTGGCTCCACGACCTCAAAATTACACACAGGCACACCCGCATCATCACCACGAACAAACGCATGCTCAGGTAAAATCGACAAGAACGCCTTCAAATCACGTGGCGTGAGCGATGCGGCATAGGCGTGCAAATCATTGCCAGACACTAAGTTAGGCTTGAACGACACCGAAGCGACCGTGCCCGCATTGTTGTAATCAGTTCCAACCATGCGGTAAGTCGTCGATCGGTACGTAGTGCGGTGGCAGCCAACGTCAAGCGGCCAATTGCGGAAGTTGTAATTGTGCACGATCGAGGCAGGGACGTTCGCCTGCTGGATCGCTGGGGCAGTGCCAGCGGCGGCATTGGCCGTTTGAGGTTGCGTCCAACCGCCGTCGTATCTAAGGAACATGTAAACACCAGCTTTTGCACCAGAGGGCTGCAGGAAGAGCATGGCGGATGGGTTAACAGTCATGCTCTCAGTAGCCGATTTGCCAACAGTCAATTCGGGTGAGAATCCAGTTTCAGCGACAAACTGCAACCGCACAGCGTTCCGTGCACCGGGATCTGGGACACCGGCATATCCGTCAACTTTGGCTGGTGGGTGGCTGACTTTCTCAACGTAGGACAATCCGGCTGGTGACAGTCCTTGCAGATTATGCTTGCGCATGTATGCTGCGAGGTCTCGGTATTCCATCTTGCAGCGCTTTTGCAATTATATAAGGCTTGAATATCTTTTTGCAACGATGACACAGTAAGCAACAAAGATCGCACCGCGACAGAGTATTGATCAGGAGCGATATTGTTAAGCGAATTAGCGGCGCTAGCGAGCAGCTCGGTGTAACGACGGGACAACAGTATGTAATCGTCTACGGTGTAGGCAGGCAACGTGGACATTTTGAATATAAATTAATAATGCGCAGGTAGAAGTGCATTATACATGGCGTGTCGTTTGAACGACAGGCTTCAAAGATTTGAAGCGAATCTGGCGACTATTTTTAATGAAACCGAAAAGATTTTCGATATCACTAGGACTGATCGGTATGTCACCACCGAGAGCCTGCGAGTAATGCATATGGCACATATCTATGCCATGCATGACCTGATCTTGTGTCTTCGCAGCGCGGCATCGTTCTTGCAACGACTCGAGCGACTCCTCAAAGTGTTTTTGGTTGAGGTAGGTACGATCGACAAACTTCGCTGCATACCGAACCGGATCAGGAAATAGGCCGTACGGTGTCAGAAACCAACCGGCAAACTCACCTACTGATGACGTGTGGAGTTTGAGGCCGTGCCCGGTGATTTCGATCATGCGTTTCCCTTTCTCGGTGATACGGCAGGCACTCGCAAGAACGGCAGAGTCATCGCCCTTGAAAAGCGCCATGCGAAAACCATCGTATTCGAAGATAGCGAAACACATGGACATGTTGCATATCGTGTTGATGCAGATGGTGAACGGGTCGCCGGAGAACTGTTTTTCCTTGCCGGTCAACACGCTAGTACCGTAAGCGTGACGGTATTTCATTTGCCAGTCATCGCGATACTCCATGTAGAAGGCGACAAGCGGCTCATGCACGCCCATGAGACGCATCAGCGTGCCGAGGAAGTGCGTGAATGATTTCCGGAATGAGGCATCCCACTCCTTCATATCATTACACGCCCATCGCAGGCGTCTGATGATAGGGCGGAATTGCTCGACCATCGACGTGTACAAGTCGTTAATGCCGGCTTCACTACCATGAGTAGCAAGTATGATGTTGCGCTTGTACTTAAGTAGCAACTCGCGCACGCGGTCGAGCATGGCCCGAGCGATAGCGCCGTAGATCAGATTGATGCGCTTGCTAGTTGCGGCTACGCCTTGCCCGACCTTATCAGACGTATCAAAGGCGACAGCCGGATCAAATTTCGACTGCTTCTTGTTGAAGAAGTTAAGAGTTTCTGTCGCCTCATGAAACTCTTCCTTGAGCTCAGCTGCGGCGGCCGGGTTGGAGCGCATCTTCTTATCAAGCGCATCGATATACTGCCGCATGCGTTCGGCGATGTAGTCGTGATCGCACGTCATATCTGCCTTCAACTGGTCGTAGTTAACGTGGTCACGACCATACACGGCGCGGCCGAACCCGCGCAGCAACTCGCCGTGCGTGAATTCGTAGTTCCGCTTGTTCATCGGGTTCTTGTACCGGCGCGAGTAACGCTTGATGAGCGTTTGCGACGCCTCAATAGTTGACGTAGAGGTCTGGTGTTTCGCAAATCGCAAATCGGTCATACGATAACCCTTCTTCGTTTCATCGATGGCGAGAAGGGAGTCGACGGGTGCACGGAACCGTCCAGACTCGACCTCTGGTATCTCGGCCTTCGAGACGGAGACGTACTCAGAGTGAGGATCGTTGGCCGGCCGGATCATGTGCTGCAAGGTGGAAGTGACAACGTCGAGAGACGCAGGCAGCACAGACACCGACGTCGGCACAGTCACTGGCAGTTGCGTGTCGTCCGCCTGAATGGTCTTGTGGCAGATGTAAGCCTGTGCGATCTGCTCATACAGCATAATTGGCGAACCGTGAATGCAGTAGTATTTGCACAGATAATCCGTATCACCAGCGAACACGAGACGGTCGGTTGCGCGCGTGACGGCGGTGTATATCATTTCCGAGCGGTTAGCTAATTGTGACGCCACGCTATCCGAATCGACGTAAAACACAACAGTGTGATCGCGCGACCCGGTGTACGTCGTAATCGTGCTAGCATTAACGCCCTGATCGCGTAGGTGTTGAGCGCTAGCGCTATTGAAGCAGATCACGGGTATCTTGCAACTACGGAAAAGACGCACGTCACCTTTGAAGATAGCGAGAGCTGATTGAACCGCAGATTTCGACCGGAGCATGAAACCATGCTTCTTGTTAATCATGTTGGTAACGTCCTGCGGTATCTTGTAGACGTCCAAAACGTTGTTACGCACTCCGATGTCACGGACAGTATCCATCTTGCGGGCGTTCGCGTAATTGACATACGGCGTTTGCTCTACATCACCAAGTACGCAGACACGGTGCTGCGGGTACATGTGTGCAACAAGTCCGACGTAGTCAAGTGGGAACTGTGAGATCTCATCGATGATGATGGTATCGCAGTTATCATGTTTCTTAGAGAAGAAAACATGTTGCGTATAACTAGCGACCCCCATCTTTTGATGTCGAAGAGCGAGCTCACGCGTTGGCGCGATGAACACTGCACGAGGGTGATCACGGATTGCGTTGGTCGTCTTTGAGGCGCTGGCATAACCAGTGTAAGCGCGGAATTCAAAGAACTTCTTTTTAATAGCGGGGACTTTCGGTGCATGTTTCGCAAACTCCCCTGTGAAGAATTCGCGCACAAACCGGTTAAGATCACCGAGCCTCGCAGTATGCATGGTCGATGTCAAGTTCCACTTATCGTAGTGGTCGAAGAACTTAGTGGAACCATTGAGGTAACCGGTAAGCAAGAAGTAGCGTTCCGTGCACTTCTCACTAGCGTAGATGAGCTTAACATCAGAAAAGGCTTCGGCCAACCGCCATAGCTCATGCGGGTTGCCAAACGTCTTCGATAGCAGTGACCCGCCGCGTTTCAAAAAACGCAACAGTGAGGTGTTAAGCTCATCGATGATAGCCTCACTGTTGACAGCGCGCGCAGCGTCGTTGATGATGGTGTCAAATCGGCGGTCGCCAAGGGCATCGCAAAGTGACGCAGTGCTGTTGTAATTGATACGGTGTCCAACAGGCTTCTGCGTGAGCTGGCAAGCACCCTCGCCGTGATAAACACCGTAAGTGAGATTTTTAACGACGGTGTTCAGCATCAAGCTGAGGTACCCAGGCGCGGCGCTAACGTCAAGAACGTCGTCACCAAGTGGCGCGCAAGCCTTGATGATCTCAGGAAACTTATCAACGGCACCGCCATTGAGGTGACTAAAATGGCGGCGGTTACGATAGATGGTAACAGGCCTGCCACGAGGTGGACCGACGACGTAGTTGATGCGCCCGTTGACGATGGTGATGCAGCAGTCAAAGTGAATGGCCAATTCTGGCAAAACGCTTGAGCTGCAATCATTCTTCCACTGCCCGCGATTGAAGTAGGCATCAAGCATCGCCATGGACGCTTGATTAATCCCACCTTGCATGTACTTCTGCTCGAGCAGTGCTGCAGCGGTAGAGATTAGGTCAGACTGCTTCATGAGCGGGAAGTAAGCGCGCGTGGCGTTGTAGAACGACTGCATCGCGCAGTGCCCTTCCGCGAAAACGCGACTTTTGAGCCAGGCGGGTGGTGGTAAGTATTGACCCGCAGAAGGAATGAGGCGTCGCGGCGGTGCGGCCATAGCCTGGACGGTGGCGGACGGTGCGGACGAAACATGCGACGAACTGACGGTGGTACCGGTGGTGGTGTGAGAGGTACCCACGCTCGATGTCGATTGCGCGTCGTCGGAGTCCGAGGAAGCATCATCATCCGCAGAGGAGATACCCGAACTATCGAATGAGCTAACGGTAGTCGAACCAGCATCATTCGCATAGGTGTGGTTACTGGGGTTGTTAACGTAACCCACGCTCGACGGTATCGGGGTTGGTGAAGAGTCCCGCGAAGGAGTGCGGCTCGACGAAGCGCTAGCTGCAGGTGACGCGACGGGGCTAACGCAACGCACTTCCTTGACAACGGGATCACAGCACGCGTCGACGACGGTGTTGACAACGATATCGCGGATAGGTTGAACGCGATATTCCCAGAACCACTTCGCGTCTTTCTCGATGAACTTCTTATCGACAAAGAGGCGGTTAAACCAACGCCCGACGACGTCGGTAAAACCGGCCTTGCACCCAGTGCTCTTCAGATATTTAAAAGCCTCGGAGACGCCACTGGTGCGCTCAGCGCGTTGGATTGCGCCAAGGATGAACATCGAGAAGACAACGCGGTTGTACTCGTGTGCAGTGCAGTACCAAGGGTCCTGGTAATGCTTACCGCCAATGACGATACTGCGACGGAGGCCACTTGCGTAAGTTGAAATTTCGTGAAACTTGTAGCCCTCGTCAGATGCACGATTGGCGTAAGCCAACAGGCCGATGACAATGTTCTCAGGCACAATGTAGTGCGGTACTTCTGACTGTTGTAAACAGAAGTTCTTCTTGACCGCAAGATACATGTCCGGAACTCGGTATGCACCGTTATATATCTGCGACAATGGTACACTGCGGCTGAGCAATGGTGACGCGCTCTGGACCAAACGGAAAAGGTACCCGTTACGGAGATAATCCGGTGGTGTGTACACACGGGTGATGGTGATGATATGTAATGGTCCATAGCGGGCAACGTGCTCAAGGACGAGCACGAAGCTACCACAACGAATGTATGTGGTTTCAGCCCAGGCTTTCCATTTCGAGTAAGAATGCGCGTACGGGATGCAAGTGTCGCGCATCAGGAAGCGCGCATCATCATCTTGGATGCGCACCTCAAAGAAAGGGTACGGATCGACGAGTTTACTGTCGTACAGTTGCGTGCTGATGTACATGTACACGGTCATCTTTTCCAAACCGTGGACCTGGAAGGTCTTGGCCAGGTCTTTCATGCTGACATCATAGAGAGAGTGCACAGCAACCGCCTCCGTAGCCTGGAAGGCACACTTTTGGGTACCTTCAGTGCAGTACGGCGTTGGTGTGCCGTCTACTGCATGCGCGTGCAAGGTCTTAGGTGCACGCGAATTAGCGGCGATGCGATGCCGCTCGCGAGGGTTGTCAACGAGCAGGCAGTTGTGATCAGCACGAAGGGGCTGATGAGCCGCGTCGCCGATGGACATGACGCGGTGACCACTGCGCCGCGCGTGGTCGATGATGTTCGAAGCCTCTTTGTTAGCAAAATCGTTCAAAGCTGCTAACACAGGATGGGAGCTGTCTTTGCACGCATCGCGCGCAAGAACGAGTCGGCGTGGAAAACACGACTGTAACTGCTCCGCCTCCTCCTCGGTCAAGCGATATTGGTGCTTGAACGCGGTTTCAAACTGAGACTTTCGATATCTAATTAGTTCGTCTGAAGCCTCTTCATCGAGCTTCGCACGAACCTCTGGACTTGAAGATTGCAATGAGTAAATCGAGTGCATTTCACTTCC